CTCTTTCATCATGATGAGGGCTTCTTCGAATGTTCCACCACTTGCTAAGAAGTCGGTCAGCCCCTGTCCAGAGAAGTCTCGGAAAGCCCTATCTGCTTTCGTTCCTTCTTTTGCTAGTTCTGCCATCGCTGCTTTTAATTGCGTGGCAGCCTGAGCAGTTGGAACACCCTTGGCAGTTAAGTTTGCCAGTGATGCTGTTATCGCTCCGAACTCAATACCTAGAGAGGCTGCTATAGGAGCGACTTTGAAAATCTCAGTTGAGAGTTGATTGAAGTCTGTCTTACCGAGTTTCACAGCCGTGAACATCAAGTCAGATGCTTCAGTGGCTGAGATTACATCCTCTCCGAAACTTGAAACGACACTCGATATGCCGTCAACCGCCACTGAAAGATCGGTCACCCCACCCTTTGCTGCCTTTTGAGCAACCTCTAGGAACTCGAAAACATTGTCCTTTGGAACGCCAGCCGATATCGATTGGTACAAAGCAGGAATAACTTTGTCAGGTAGAACACCGAACTCTTTCGAGAAGTCTTTTACCTGATCCGAGAGTTCACCAAACACTGTGTCCCCTGCATCAGGGAGCAGCGTCATGACCTCTTTCATTCCAGACTCGAACTCTGAGAAGGCTAGAATCCCCCGAGTTGCAGCTGCTGCTGCGGTTGCTCCAAAGGCTGCTCCAGCACCGACGCCAAACTTGGCTACCGATTTACCGAATCCTTCGAGTTTCTTGGTAGCACCCTTCAGCGTTTTCTTTAACTGAGAATCGTCACCAATTATGGCGATCTTGATTGGGCGAGATGCCATGGTGCTCCTATCGGGTACGGCGTTGTTGGTCTTGGGCTTTCTGTCTCTTGGCTTCTCGGTTCATGTATTCAACAAGGACTGTGACCTGCCACAGTTTCATTGTCTGAACATCAGCCCATGAGAAACCGAAATGTTTTGCGACGACGGCTAAGTTTTCTAAGCGTCGTCTTCGGTGGGGTTTACTTTTTCAGCAGTGGTATTGATCTTCAATGCCCCTGCATCCTCCCATGTGAACTCTGGGTTCTCTCTTTTCTTAATGATGTAAGCCATGGCTTGTAAGACTTTCCCTTTCGGGATTCCTGCTTCGCCAAGACTGTCGATGGACATTCCAGTTCGTTCTTCGATCTCTACCATCTCTGCGATAGTTAGATCATTTATATCTATGTTCAATATGTCGTCTAAGTTTTCACTCATTTGTACCTTCCATAGACACGGGAAACCCCATGTCGCTTCTCAAAACGGATCGCAATTTTTGTCATGGCTTCCACATACTCTTTTACGATTTCTGGGTAAGCCCTTTTGACTGCCTCGGATAAGTAAGGCGTTGCCTTTGATATTTTTCCACTTGCTAATTTTCTTCCTCGATGAACGGCATAGGCATAAGGAACCCTTTTATCGGTACCTGCTATGACTCTTCCGTATCGTCGAGTTGCTCCTGCTTTAATGCTTCTTGAAAGAGCCCCAGTATTAACTGGAACCAAATCTTTGGCATGAGGAACGATCTTCTCGGCTGCTTCTAGAGACGCAGCTTTCATTTCTTCTGAGAGTTCCACATCACCAATTTTTCTGAGGGACATTGCAAGCGACCCGATGCCTCCGACTCGAATCAGAGGATCGGCGCTTTTCCCCATTAGTTTTGATTTACTACCAGAAGTCCACCCTTGGCGACTGACCATTAGAAACTGGTATCTGTTGACATCAGAGTGATAGTAATGGCGGGGCTGCTTCCGTCCCAGAGCACTGTGTAAGGAAGATCAATTGTTGTCATACCGTCAAGAGATGCGACAGGGGTTGATCCAGTCCACTTGCACTTTGGCATGGTGACGTGGAAGTAGGGATAGTAAGAACCTGCTATTGCAGTTCCAGCTGTAGCGATGAACTCGAGTTTGAACTCAGTGCCTGCAACGAATGCATTGTACTGGGTCAAGTCTTCGAACTCGCCAGAGATTGTTCCAGTGTAAGACGGAACACCTGAGCGCTTTGGCTGACCTTTAGTTGACGAACCTTTGAGGAACCTCCTCGCTGTATCCATTGCCAAATCTCCATCAAGACTGAAAGAAGTAAATGTGTTGACTGCACTGTCATCAATTTCAATTGTTGCCATGGTGTAGTTGAACGGAGTCATGCTTGATGGATAAGAAGGTGTAGCAATTGCTGTGCTGTTCTGCTCAGTCTCAGAATCAAAATTAAATGTCATTGAGGTGTTTGCACCTAATTCTTGATTGATGCTGAAACCTGTTACCACTGAGCCTTCATTGGTAAATGAACGTGCTGTTCCACCACTGTCTACCTTGGAAGATTGAACGGTGAATGAACCAGTTGGTCCAGTGTCGTTGGTTGTAAATGTCTGAAGGTAAGCAGCTGTTGAACCTTGTTGTGTTGGTCCAGATGCTGCTCCGAGAGTGTGTTGAAGTAAGAGACCCATTCCTTTGTCCATGACATCCATCTCGAGTGTGCCTGTAGCACCAAGCGAGACCGTCGTGTCACGACCAGAAAGAATAGTCTCCATGTCTTTTCTGAAACCGATTGACTGTATGTATTCAACATCACGTTGAAAAGTGTCAGCCTTCGCTTCATAAGCTCTAGTTGGGGCTACGGCAGTTCCATAGGTGCTCTCGACACCGACTTGGACTACCTGATCCAAAATGGAAGCCATTAGTCATCCTCCTTTTGAGGGGTTGGGGTTGGGTTTGTTTTGGCTTTCGCCGGTTTGAAGTCAGGGTGATCGGCGAGAGCCTTCGCATCTTCACCACACACCTCGACTGCTACGCCTCGGGGAAATTCAACAATGTGACCCGAGTCGAAATTCATCACAACACCATCCATGCCACCGTTGTAAGTGACCTTCTGGGTTGTGTCGTTGGAGTTGCTCATTGGAGTCTCGCTTTCACGTCGATTGATACGGTTAATCGGATTCGGGTTCCGTCGATCCCTGCTTCCGTTGCGGACATTGACATTCCGCTGCATTGAATAAATAGAAGTTGTGACACTGCACCCTCGAGATCGGGGTAAGTGGCAACGACTCCTTCTACTGCATTTGCAAGCACGAGTGCTCGCTGTTCCGCTTCTTGCTGTCCTGCTGGTTTCGACTGCACATAGATTTCAACATCGATTGTGTATTCTTCGACGTTTCGTCTGCGTCCTGTTGAGAAACTTTCGGGACTTATTATTCCTGAGTTGATGTCTCCCATGTAGATGCACTCTCGACGCATTGCATCCAGAGGATCTCCATAAGTGACTTGAACAGAGGAGAGCGTTGAGTCGGCTTGGAGTTTCGTCAGTAGTGCAGACTTAACTGCATACATGGTCGATCCAGCCATTACTCGATCTCCTCAACTGTCTCTACTCCTACTGGAGCAAGATTCAGCGGAACATAATGAGTGTCACCTTTACCATCAGGCAATGCTGGGAGTCCTTCATAAGCACGAACTTCGTCAATGCTTAGAACGCCAGTTTGTATTGCCTTGGCGTAGGTGTCCCATCTTTCGTTTGTGCCTCGAGAAAGAGATTCAAGATCGAACCGAGCATAAGCAACGGCTATTCCTTGGCTTCTCATTATCGAAGTCAGTGCTGCTTCGACTCTGGTGACGAGTGGTCGCAGCGAGTACTGGGAAAACGCAACATTCTGTTCATGAAGTCCACTTCCCCATGAGGTGCTTCCAGATGCGTCGGCTAATAGATGAGGTGGTACTCCGTAGAGTCGAGCGACATCTCCGACTGTTGCGAGTTTGGTTGCGATGAACTGAGAGTCTTCAGGGCTGAGAGAAATCTTGGAGAACTTTGCAGACTCAGTGAGCACTGCAAGTTTCGATCCGTTAGCAGCTCCTCGATGAGCGTCATTCCATGCGGTCTTTAGTTGTTGGGCTCCCTCTGGTGAGAGTTGCCCTTGAACTTCGACTACTGCCTGTGGCAATGCACCGTTCCCAAAGAAGGCTCCACCGAATTTGTTTACGGCGATTCCTAATCCGAGGAACTCTCGTGCAGCTGTTACTGGGCTGACACCTTCAATCTGTCCTGCCTTTAATAAGCCACGAACCATGGTGATGTCTCTGGAAGTAAATTCTTCCCCTGCTGCTTTTGCAGAAGTGAAGGTGATTCTTTGAAGACCATCATCATCGACTTTGAGTTTTGGAGTGATGTCAGTTGGATCAAGAACATCCAATGAGATGACATCTCCGTTGTTGCTTCGAAGAGTTGCGATGTACGCATTTCCGTCGAGGCATAGAGAAGTGATTATCTGTGAGAGAACTTCATGGTTTCGAAGTTCAGGATTCATGTTTCGAATCCATGGTGGTAACGGACGGAACTTCTGCTCCGATCCATTTGATCTGTATAAGACATCAAGATCCAGAGTTGAAACAGAATCAGACAGGAGACGTATCGCTGCGAATACAGCAGACAGTGTTAATGCCGAGTCGTAATCGACGATCTCGCCAGCGGTGCTTCTTTGAGCACTGGAGTCAAGACCACGTTGCCAAATGTCTGAGAAGGTCAACTTTCTTTCTTCGGGTTTAGCACCTAATAGTTTTCGGATCATTCGTCACCCCCATCGAATGACCAAGCCAAACGAAGGAAGAGTGCTCCCCCGAACAGGAATGCCAGAGGCGCCCATGCGAGGTAAAGACCATAAGTGAAAAGTGTTAGTGCGATGGCGGTTAAGCCATATTCAAGCCATTGCATTGGGTCTCCTAAAAAACAGTTGGAGCACGATGGCGATGGCGATTCAAAATCACATTCACATCGGGCAAAGGTGTCGGACGGTTCATACCCGGCTGGGCTAGTTGTATCTGACCAAGCTCCGACTGAATCGAGATTGCTCGATCAGGAATGTTCGAAACTTGTTCGAGCAGATGGTAACGAGCAAGAGTTCTTGCACACCACCTGATGTCGTTGGGAGCGTAAGTGGATGAACCGTATTCGTATTCGAGAACAACATTGTTCCCTGCTTCGGTGTAAGCCCAGACCGCATCTTTACGT